TGCCTTCTCGCATTACGTCTCCATACTAGGTACGAAAAGTCTGTCCTGCCAGCAATAGGTTCTATTCATCCCTCTTGTCGTGCGCCTTGTGCGTTATTGTATGCAGGGGTTAAGGCTTCTATGCCTCTATTGTATGCGGAATCAACTATGCCAAGGGTATCTTGACGGTTCTCTTCTTGGAGTTTGGCTTGTTTCTTTCTGGCGTTATAGTCCAAGCCAGAACCGACAAGGCTTGCGCCCGCTCCTGCAAGTGCTGCTGCTGTTACCGCGAATGCCATTATTCTTTCTCCAATAATTTATCTAGGCTTTCGCCATCGATTGTTTCGTATGTAGGAATAATGTATTCCTGCTCAACCAGCTCAACGCTCGGTTCTTTATCCCAAGGAAGGCAGTTAATCCAAACAGCATCCTCAACTGCGTAAATAGCTTTTTTTGTAAGCTCTCCCGAGACAAGAGTGTAAGGAGCCTCAAGCTCTACCCTACCCTTGTCTGTAATAGCTACAACCCTTCCCTTTGATAGTATATTCACATTGGAGTATTTGTGGATCGCGCCGGTAATCACCACCCCTGCGGGTATGTGTAGCTCTCTCGTATAGAGCCCGTGGCTGAAGTAATGATTGCACTCAAGCTCAGTAGCTTTAATGTTATTAGGGCTTTCAAGTATCGCTTTCTCAAGCTCTGCCATCTGTTCTCTGTGCTTCATATTTACTAATTGATTCATACCGCTACCCAGCCCTTTAAGATATCCCCAGTAATTGATGGAGACATCTTCCTGTATTCTATAGATCCAGTAGATCCATTTTTGTCAATGTATAAGCTGTACTGTCTAGCCCCAATAACCCCTTCAGGACTGCCCGCTCCAATTATAGGGATGCTTAAACTTACATCCTGTGTGAATTGTCTGAAAGGCGATGCCATCGTTCCATTTGATTCAACTATTGGCTGCGCTACATTAAGCAATGGACCCGTCATTTATCACCCCCAACAATGTTAGCAGTAAGTCCAATAATCACAGGCTTTACCGCGTCCGTTAGAGTGAATCTAAATATCTCAAACCGAGCGGCTCTTCCGTTGCGTCTCCAGATTGCTCTGTGAGTGTACTCGCCTATCTTACCAATGCTTCTGGATATTGGACCGCTCCATGTCTTGCCGTCTTTACTTCTTTCTAATGTAATATGAGGGTCTAGTACGGCATCATTGCCGACTCCTGACTCGACGGTAAGCTCTAAGCTAGGAAAGAAAACGGCCTGCATGTTGTTTTGAAAAGGCTGAGTTGCAATTCTTCGGATAATTTCGCTACCGTATTCGGTATAAACGTCAGGGTCTAATCTTCCTATCCTCCCGTCTACTATGTCCCCGCAAAGAATTTGATTGTATGCCTTGACTATAGAGGCCACTCTAAACGCTCCTAGCGAACTTCCAATGACAGACTTACGTTCGTGCCATCTCTGAGATGCTGTGTCGTAGACGAGCGTTGTGGACGGCAGGCTGAAGCCTATGAAGTATGCCCCTTTGCTTGCGTAAACCCAGCCGTAAATAGCTTTGACTTGGGACTCTGTTAAACCTGATAAGATTGCGTCTATTGCTGTCGTTGATAGCTTTACCGTTGAATTGCCACTTAGACCCCAAATAGCAGTCGACTCGTTCTGACCACCGCCGACCCACATAAAAGTATCTTGTGTATTAATTAGGGAGTACGGAGCAAAGCATCCTTTCTGTAGGAACAATCCAGTTCTTTGAAACGGGAAATCAGCTCCCCCAATGTTTTGAAATGCCTCAAACGTCTCGCTGCCGCCTATGAATACTTGGTTCTTATAAACTACAGGCGCCACAATATCATCTGGATCAGATTCTGCGGTTCCAAAGTCTAGCGCGTTATATTCCATCCCGTTGTTAATAGAGCTGACAATAAACTTTTTTGAGTCTGTTGTTACTAAAAAATAGCCGTCAATAAACACCACAAACTGAGGGATACCATTAGCGTCAAAATCATCATCAACTATCTGCTCAAAGGTATCGTCTACATGATTGTAAATATACCCATTGCCTCCAGGAACCAAGACCATTATCTGAGTGCCATTGTCGGCCATCGACACACGAGCGTCCCCTGTGACAGTCCCTAGCGCAACTAGCGTATAGTCATCGCCAGATTGATCCAGCCTGTACAATACAGTCCCGTTTACAAAATATGGCTTTCCAGCCATTTCATGTGAGCCTCGATTAATTTCTTGAAAATCCCCAGATGTTGCTAATTGCACGAGCCCCTCTGTACCAAAGAGAGTTTCAGCGAACAAGCCTCCTTGAGTAATATTCGGATACCAATTAGTACATTCCTGCGCTGAAATAGGTAGTGAGTCGCTGACATAGAACCCATTGGCAATAGGTAGCTCAATAACAGGCATTTAAGCCTCCGCGCCAAAGATTGCACTTAACACTTCTAGGTTGTCAGTAGAAGTTTCGTTCTGAATAAACATTTCAACATAATCATTTGTGGACATCTCAATATTTGCATAGGAGCATAGGTTTCTATAATAGCTTGCAGAAGTTGTCGCAGTTACCTTTGTATCCGCCCTAACCACTCCATTTAGGGCTATATAGATAGACATATCCCTATAGGTTCCTGCCGCCACTGTTAGGCTTAGTATAGCGTGAATTGTGATCCTTCGGGTATCTGACCCATTGTAAGTGATCCTCCCCGCAGCGTTGCCAGTAAACCCTGACTCATTATCTGAGACAAAGGTTCCTGCTACCAAAACCGGAGTCGCTGTCGACGCTATCACTGTGTCTGTTGTGTTTCCCTGCATTGTAACTTTAGCAAAGGCCACTGATGCCTCGCTTGCCGATACAGTAACGTAATTGCCTGTAGCTGTTAGCGAGATACCAGTGCCAGAGACAAGGCTCGCCACAACAGGATTGGTAGCTGTAGTATTAAGGAGCAGGGGAGTTCCTGTCGCGTCAGCAGTAAAAGTATGTGTTAAGACTATCCCATTGCCTGCCGAAACATTTGCGCTTACTCCAGAACCATTTTCAATATTACGTATCTTATTGACAGATCCGTCAGTATCTAAAACAGGAGCGCCAGTAACCGCGCCCGCTTGGACTATGGTTCCCGTCACACCAAGACCTGAAAGAAAATCAGTGTAAGGTATCTTGAAGTTAGAACCATTTACGACATAATCAAAAAAAGCACCATCCTCGACAGTGCTTTTTGCTATGAATAGGCTTTTCTTTCTGCCCTGAGCCCTATAAGTCATACGGTACTTACCTCTAAGCCTATTGCGCCAGTAGATTCGGCTAGTATTTCCGCCTCTTGGTCTGGGTAGAAGTTCCCACCAAACCCAAAAGACCTATCCTCATTGCCAGAGCCAACAGGGAGAGTGCTTGGATTTAATGTTGCACCCATTTGTTGACCGATAATTCTCATGGTCGAAAGCCCCTCTTTGGCCGCAATTCCTAGCGCCTGAGAAATTACTCCCCCATAGTCAGGGGACACCTCGATAGCCATGTTAGCGATAAGCCCCCTCAAAGCTCCCGTAGGGATTGTTACTATGTCTCCAAGGTCATTGACCTCGGTATAGCCTAACATAATGCCATTAGCGTCAAGCTGTGCCATAAAATTGTTCATTGCAAAGATGAAGTCTTGGTATTCAGATGCCTCAAGCGGAGCTTCAGAAGCCTGTACTAAGATCCTTTGCAGAGATGCCTTTGCTACCTGAGCCACTGTTGCCATTATTCAAAAGTCGCCGGTTTTGCCGGTTTCTTGCCTTTCTTCTTTGCGGTTTCAGCAGCCTTCTTTCCTGCTTTGGTGTATGGGAATTTCTTACCTTTAACCATTGGCATGATGTGACCTCTTTATGCGGAGATTAGAAAAAGGGAGCCGAAGCTCCCCTTGACTATTTTACTATCTTAAGCGCCGTAACCCTGACCCGCGAAGAACGGGTTAAAGCAGGCATAAGCTGGAAGTAAATCAAAACGAATCTTTTGCGTGTTGGCATCTCCATCGGCATACTTAGAGATCCGAATAGACATACCATCGCTAGTTGTAGCAACAGTGTCTGTGGAGTACAGCTTAGGAAGCTTAACTGTGCCTAATCCAAACGCTTGCTTAGTATAGAACAAGTTAGGCTGATAGACAGTGCCTGCCGCGCCGAGGATAGTAACCACCGCATCATTAGCAGGGGCAGCATCAACAGTGTTGTACTGTCCGTTTGCCTCGTAGATAGCCGCTCCAGATACAACAATCTCCGCTGCATTAGTATTGATGGTCACAGTGCTTAGTACAGTGCCGACCCAAGGAACCGGCGCACCAGCCGCATCAAGCAATACCTGACGAGTGCTAATGTTTAGCTGATTCACTCCAGCTATGGTCACCTGGTCTCCTGCTACGATGGTCCCAGTTCCCAAGGCATCAATAGCCAAAGTCTGAGTCATTGTATCCTTAGCCGCCAAGTATGTAGCGTTAGGCGCTGCTGACAATGCGCCAGTTCGGTCAACGGTTGAGCCAGAAGTGTAGCTAGACAGTGAGTTGGTCGATAAAGCCATCATGCCGCCAAAGTTATTGGATATCTGTGCTTTTTCCCATGCTGTTCTAACAAGCCCGTCAGCAGCCGTTAAGCCAGTCTGAGCAGACGCTAATGCAGTAGTGGTAAAAGGTGACATCAAGTAATACTTCTCATCCGACATCGGTACACCGACACCGTCCATCATTGCACCAGCACCAGCAATATCTGACCATGCGTCAACGGCAGTACCGCGAGCGCCATAGCTAAGGCCAGTGTTTGTGCGTATGAATTTAGCGTAATCTAGCTCTAAGTCAGTAACAATACGTCTAGCCATTGGCTCAAGGATTGTATCTAACTGATCTAGTTCTAAAGCCTCTTCAACATTCCCCCACTCTGTAGCAGCGGTGAAGTAGTCTTGAACCGTACCAGTCGCCTTGCCTGCAATGATGTCTGACTTGTCTGATCCAGAGATATCGCCGCCAGATGTGCGGATAGAGTTGTAATCGTGGGGACGTTTAAAGTCCACTGTACTGCCGCTAGAAGGACTGAACTTGCCGCTTAATAGCTGAGTGTTGGTTGTTTTCGTAACCACACGTGAAGACTCAAATGCGTCCAAAAAGACCCGCGCAACTTTGCGGGTGACGTTTGCTTGTAAATTATTAGCCATGCTAATTTAATCCTATTCAAATGTAGCGCCTGCCGGTCCTCTAGGTTTAGGAGACTTTCCTGCGCTGTGGGGGCTTTCCAGAGGGTCTGGAGCGCCATTTACCTTGGGTTTAAGAGCAGCAGCCTTCTGCTTAATCTGGGTCGCTATCCGTACCGCAGCCTGAGCTGGCGATAGATGGCTTAACTCTTCCAGTTCGATTGGATTCTTAGAGAGATAGGTCGTAATTAATGGGCCTTGCTCATCATCCAGAATAAACTGGACTACATCGTTATTGATGCCAAACTGCGCCACCACATTAGCCGCGACCTGCAACTCTTCTGCCTTAACCCCTAGCCTTTTAGCTGCCTGAGAATAAGACTCAACCCTTTCGTTTAAAGCTTCGTACTGCTTTTTATCTTGCTCATGCTTAAGACTCTGCTGCTGTTGGCTTATCGCCTTCTGCTGTTGGTCATAAGCAAAAGCATTTCGCATGGCCTCATCCCTTTGCGCGTAACTCCTTTTGTACTCCTCGTCAGAAAGTGCATAAGGGTCTGGTGCTTGGGGTATTTGTGGCCTGCCCTGTTTAGGTAGCTTTGCTTGTAGCTCTGTCAGTTGCCTTTGAAGATCTTCTGCTTCTCGCTGAAACTTCCGTTCTTTCTCGTGAGACTTAAAGACCTTCTTGTTAATGGCATCGTCAAAGACACGTTGCTGTTCTACACTAAACTTTACTTTCGCAGTTTCCTGCGACTCCGACGCTGACTCGGCATCTTGATCCTCATCAAGATCTTCGGTCTCTACCTCCTCCTCTTCTAATGAAACGTCTTCATCATCCAATTCGTAGTTGTCTTCCGGTTGCAGCTCGCTCATATCTTGCCCTTGTAGGTAAATGCCACAGATAAGGATGTGTGCCTGTATTAATGCCAATAATACCATATTATGGTCAAAAGCAATACATTGTGGTTAGATTGACCAAATCAACAAAACTGATAAGGAATAGTTATGAATGATTTATATGAATTGTTTGAAACGGACGACCCTTCCCAGATGGCAGATAGACTAATGCAGTTGATAAGAGAGGCGATAGAAGACGAGGGTCACACTGAGGAGACTCTAGAGGTAATCAAGGAGATGGTAGACGAGCTGACGGGTTTAGTGGGATAGAGCCCTATCTAAGCAGCCCCAGACATTGACCTTCCGTATATCCCTGATAGCAGGTTTGCACTGTCAGCCTTGGCTGGGTCAAACTCTGCGTTAGTAGAGCGGATGTTCTTAGGGTCGAATATAAGGTAATGAGTTGCAGGTGTGTAAGTTCCATAATCCGCATTATCTGAGAAGTTCTTAATTTTAATGCCGTCAAACCCCTCCTCCTTTGCCTTGGTGGCCCAAGTAGCAAGTTGGCTATCGTCTAAATCTGACATTGTTGCCCCATCGACATCGACCTCAAACAAGTTGCCGCGTATTCTTGCCGAGATTATGTTCTGCCCTCCCCCGTCAATAAGCTCGCCGCTTTGCTCTAACTTTTCCGCTTGAGCCATTAAATCGTGCGATTTATCCCATTCTCCCGCTCTTTCTGCTGCGTTTGAGGCATCTACCAGCCTTTGAACGGGCATATCTTCCGAGGCCATTTTAGCGTAACCAGCAGACACCTCTGGATTATCTGAAAACCAAGTGCCCATCTTTGCGCTTTTAGCCCTTGTAACAGACCCGCCAAACTCTTTGGGATTAAATTCTTCAATATCTGCCGACGTACCTGTATAAACAGTTTCGGGCAAGAAACCACCCTCTTCGGATCTCTGCATCCTTGCCGCTGTTGACGGGTCCAGCCCCCTCAGTGATGACTGGCTTCCTGCTGGGGATATATCTCTTAGAGTAGACCTATTATACTCTGGAGCGGCTTGAATAGACTGCTTGAGAGTCATTCGAGAAGTTGCATCGTCAGCAGGGTCAAAATAGCCTTGGACGGTTCTCTCTCCTCTATCCTTTGCCTCCCAATAACGATGAGAACCGTCCATAATGGTTAGCTTCCCGTCGGCTCCTTTAGATACAAGTATCGGCCCTGAGGTTTGACTTTTGTTTACCCTCAGCGAGTCGCTGATTAAAGGCTTTAAATCATCTATATTAAAGTCTGTTGCGTGCGGGTAAAGATTGCTAGAACCTTCGCCTATATCTCTAAGTGTAGACCTTGCGCCCTTTGCTGCCTTGGATGCAAGCCCGCCCACTATAGGGACCGCCCCCACCATGTTAATTACAGCTCCTAACATATCGCCCTGATTAAAGGATCTACCTGCATCCTCTAGGGCTATAGCGTCTCCTATCACGGGAGCGAAGTCTGCTGCCGTATTAATGCCATCGGCAAGGTTAAGAAGTCCAGTCCTATAGCCTCCTTCCAAGCCTGTCGCGTCTATCCCATCTCTCATTAGATTGCGTAATGTAGACCTAATACCAGTATTGTTGGTTACTGTTGCCTGAAATCTAGGGACTTCAGAGGAAAGGAGTTTTTCTCGCTGTACCTCTCTAGCTAAAGCCCTAAGATCAACGCCCATTGGCTATAGCCTCTAACTCTTGAGGGCTTAAAGATCTAAGCATCTCCCTCATTTGCTCCTCTTCCTTAATTCTCTGCTGCTCTTGCATTTGAGTAATCTTCTGCTGGTTGTTAAGTTCTTCACCAAATGACTTTATGTTGCTCATATCTATCGTGGCCCCAGCCTGCTCTGCCTTGACCTGAGTATTCATTCTGTCGGTCTCAGCCCTGAAGCCGTCTATCTGAGCATCTGATTGGTTGTCAGCCATAAGCATCTGTAGCTTCTGAGCTTCTAACTGTAGCTTTATCCTTTCGTTATTGAGCTTCTCTTGGTCTATCTGAGCCTTGAGCATTTCAGCTTGAGCTTTTAGCTGCTCGGCTTGAGCCATAACCATTGCGGGGTCAGGTGGTTGTTGGCCCTGCATCTGTGCCTGCGCCTGTTCTCTTTCCTGCCGTTCTTCGTCAGTTAATTGAGACTCTGGAATAATGCCAGCAGAAAGCATCTGCTCTCGCTTGCGCTCAGATATCTGCGTAGCAGCAGGGGTAGAGATGTTCTGTAATAACAAGTCACCAGCCATCTGCATTAACGTAGGATCAACTTGCGCGAGCTTGGTAATTGCTTCGACTGTTTCCTGCTGACGGTTCTTAAAACTGGCCCCAGCTTTGCATATAACATCATAGATGCCTTGCGATAAATCATTAAGGGTTACTATTTTCCCTGTCTGCTCATCGATGATCTGATTATTGATGTCAGTCATATTATAAGTGTCGTCTTCTCTTAGCACTCTGACAACTCTCTGAGTATCGTATACTTTAGGGATGGCATCTTTTAACAATCGGCCAGTTGCGCCTATAGCAATCTCCATAGCCCTAGTGTAGTTGTAAGTAGCATTGTCGCCTTTGTTTTGTAGTTGGCGGATAGCCACTCCTGACTGGGCATTAGGATTGTCACCCATGTTGGCCGCGAACATGCCAGAAGAGGCGTTCATCATCCCCTGCATAGCCTGAGCTATAGTTCTTAGCCCGCCGTTAATCTGCGCCCCACCCTGCTGTTGGGGGATACCAGGAGCTTCAGGGTCTTGGTTGTAAAACTGTACGGGATCGGCATTAGTGTTCAGGGTTTGGAGAGTTTTCTCATGCCCTGCCGCTTGACCGGGGGTCATCCAATACTTGGCCCTTGGTGCTAAGGCTCCCTCTTCTATCTCTCTTGATAGCGCATAATTTAGAACCCTTTGAGGGTCCAGTAATTTCTGTACAACGCCGTAATAGATAGTCTTGTTCTCGAATATCTTAAAATTACCATAGACCGGGACAACGGGTATTCTGTTAAAAACAGTCTTCTTAGCCTCTTCTAACCAATCCTTACCATCAAAGTATCTCGAGCAAACGATATGACCCTTTCGCGTTCGTCTTTTAATCTCTGTGACCCCAATCTTTTCAAGGTCATCAACAACAGATTCAAAGTCATCATCGACTTCGTGGACCTGCCCGTTAGACATCATTACCAGCTCTTTATCCTCGCTCTCAAGATACAGAAACTCTCCGACTACAACAGCCTCAGCCTTGTCAAAGTATGCGTCTCCATCTCTGTCCTGAGATACTGATTCTCCAGATCCTTCGGGCCATCTGTTCTCGTACTCATCGGGGGCCATAGGATGCAAAACGAAAGCATAACGAGAGTCTGACTTGTCTTGAAGCTCGGCAGATGAATCAAACCATACCCTGTCGATAGGATTGGCTATCTTCTCAAGCATGAGATCCTGGTCAAATGAGTTGTCATCTGCATACTTCTGGCTAACTCTCCACGCATCAAACCCACTTGTAACCATTCCGCGACAGGCTTGAGCGTATATCTGTTTAGCACTGGATAGGTTTTCTACGTTCCTGATAATGCCGTCATAGGTCATAGCGATATCTTTTGTTGCATCGCCTCCAGAAGGAGAGACTCGTATATCAAAGTCTGCCTGCTCAATCTCTGATGATATTTGAGATACTATTGGGCTAACCTGATCGAAGGTATAGCGGGGCTTGTCTACATTAGAAGTCCACCATTGGGGCTCCCACTGTCCATCCTTCTTATCTACAAAGAGATGAGCTTCTCTGGCATTATCCCTGTTATCGCTTTCAGTTTGTTGGCAAGACGATAATAGATTAACGACACTCTGATGCTCTTCGTACTTATCCTTATAAGATAGATCAGCCCCAGTGTATTCAGCCGACTCGTCTTCAGAGTTCTCGCCTTGCTCATTTTCATACTTAGACATCTCAGCCCCATCCTTTAAATGTGAGTGTAGTAGCAGACTTCAGAACCGCTTTTGGTGAATACATAGCCATCATTAGCGCGTCACCCATGTTCGGAGAGGGTAGCTGGTAAGGTTTTTTAGCCATGTCTATTTTGCTCATTATCTGTATTTTACCATTGTTCCCGCGCTTTTGTGGGATTCGACAAACCTCAGAGCGCAACTGGTCTAATACAGCAATGTCAGATGATAATGAGATCATAAGCTCAGGGTCAATGTACTCGTTGTTAGTCACAGCTCGATAAGTAGCATAGAACCTGTCTCTAAGCCTCCACCAATACTGAGCTCGTTTATTTAAGAAGGTGTCCTTATTAGATTTCGAGTCCTTTCCAGAATAGGGGACGTTAGCATCGTCAGGAGATTCTGAGCCTCTGAACTGGTGCTTCTGCATCTTAGTAGACTCAAGCTCTTGGTCTACTTGCCTCTTTAATGATATGCCTAAGCCGTCACAGTCCCACACAAACCAATCCGCGCCACAGTTTCTAGCCTTGGCTAAGGCCCAGTCCATACCTTGATTGACATCACCTGTCACCATCTCATCAACCTCTAGCACTACCGAACCCTTGCGTAATGCCCAGCCCTTACTATCACCGCCTTCGTCAGACGGATCGTGAGAGGCTATCTTCGCACCGGTTGCTTCAAAGCCCAGCTTGACGTGAGCATCTATAGCTGCATCGAACCACTCTGAAGGGATAATTGAGTCTTCAACATCATCCAGAAATGCTCCCTTCCATATATGAGAGAAAAGAGCGGGAGACATAGACGTTCTGTCGTGCTCCATCTCTTCGAGGAGGACCGTAGGCACAAAGGGATTGTCTTCAATGTTGATGATTATTATTAGGTGTAGGTCGTCTTCGTAGAAGCCGTCTCGAATAAGCTCCTTTTCGTAGGGCTTGATGAACCTTTGACTGAATGCGTCAGCACTAGACCTGGGGTTAGCAGAGAACCATATTTCTGACCCTTCCTCTCTCAGTGTAGGAGTTAAGGCCTTGAGGCTGTCTGCGCTTATTGTCTGTGCTTCCTCGACCCAGAACCGTCGAAAGCCGTGCATCGACTTAACCCCTTCAGGATTTCTAGCCAGCCCCCTGAATTTAAACATTGGGTCATCATTAAAAAGGATCTGGTTGTTCTGCACCTCAAAGCCTTGCAGAGAGAGTCTCTCTATCTCGGACTTAAGCAGAGCATGGACAGAGTCATCAATGGAGTTCTGAAACTCTCGGAAACAAGCCGTCTTTACATTCTTGGTCATTGCATCCATTAAGCACAAGTCAGCAAAGGTCATTGACTTGCCTGATCCCCTCCCACCAATGGCTATCTTAAATCTTTTGGGAGTGTTGATGAACTTGCCCAGCTTCTCAGGCACTTGCATCTTAGGCATTGCCGACAATTTCTACAGTCCACTTCATATCCACATCAACATCAATTGGTTCACCATCTCTACCGCTTATCTCCTTCCTCTTGGTTTCTGTCCATCCTGCTTGGTGAGATAGGTAGAACTTGGCTGCTGTAACATCGCCGTCAAGAGCCTTCTGAGCCAATGATTTAGCGACCTTGGTAATTCCAAGCGCCTTCCCCTTCCTATACGCCTCAGAAAGCTCTGGCTGTCTTTTAAAGGCCGCACGTAACGTATTGGGAGTGCAACCAAAATACATAGCTAGCTGTTTCTGGCTTAATACGTCAGATAGGTCTTTGCACTCTGCAATTTCTTCCCCTGTGAATACTCTTGGGGGTCTGTGAGAAGGATTGGCTACCTTGTCTTCCATATCTCTTAATCCAGCTAATTACTTGTTGACTTGTAGTGATATATTAACATTGATCAGGCTTATTCACTATACTTCGCTTGCCGTCTCCCCTCTTCAGTATTTAGGTTATTCGGCTTTACGGGCTAGATGCCATCATAGTAAGTAGCGGAAGGATCAACCCTTTGCTGTGCCCCTGCAAGACTACCTAGCGCTCTATTGGATTCTTCAGGAGGATTAGGTAGATCACGAACTCCCTCAAAACTCCTGCTAGTAATATCTTGGCTAAACTTCGTGGTTGTAGTCTCCTCTGTGTCCTTCACAGGCTCTACAAGGGTAACGTGGTGAAAGGTAGGTATCATGTCGCGAACTGCCTCTGTTGCGTCCTTGGCTAATACTGTGCGCGTAGTCTCACTCATATCTTGCTTAATACCTGTAACGTTAAACGCTCTTAGCTCGCTCATCTTTATTCCCCTTTATTAATCATTAACTTAAAGACATTATACCATTTATGTATATTTATTATCATAATCACTTGCTACACGTCTTGACGAGGGCTATAGTTCTCCCATTGAACGCAAATACACAACGGGAACAGATTATGAAACTATTAACACGCATTCTAAACGAAATACTTTGTGCTGGGGTTATCGCAGCATTATTTCTCTTCGTACTATTCACATTCTTTGGAGGTCCAATATGAGCGACTCTAACGCCCATAGGAAAGGTAAGCGTAACTTCCAAGCATTCCTACCACCTAACGAAGCAAAAGCCGTAGATGAGGCTAAGAGGCTCTTACAAGCCAGCACAGACAGAGAGTTGGTGATTAAGCTGATAGAGTTCCTTGAATCTAAGCCCCTCTAATGGGGCTAGTCTTTATTCCCCCGCTAATTCAAAAGGCTGGCCGATGCCAATCATCGCCACCTGTACATTGTAACCACTATCAAACTCTTCACGCTCTAAGTCTGTCTTGCCGCCGTTAGTTGTCATTGAATAGCCCAGCCTGGCGCAGATCATGCCCGCGTAAAATGCTGGCGTTATCTCGAATATCTCCTTCCCTACTTGGATTTTATTCACTTAACACCCCGTTATATCCCATCAATTAATTTATCGTAACTAAAGCCCGTACCTGCTTTGATCTTCTTTAGATTAGCAAATGAGGGATCTCGTTTACCTGATTCGTACTGTGATATATGAGCGCCACTTATGCCGCATCGCCTGCCTAGCTCTACTTGTGTTAGGCCCATCATCTTCCTGATAGATGTTAAATGATTGCAGAAACTCATGCGAAGTGTTCCTTAATGCCTTTTGCTACTTCAGGCAGGAAGTATTGATTAGGGTATTTTTGGAGGCGTTTAGATATCTTTTTAAATGAATAGCCTTCTTTGTCGTTCATTTGTGCGCAACTTGGTGTGGATCTTCGCGTCCAACTGCTTACTAGCATCCCTATATCGTCTTCCTCAGTAATTGGGGGCTCTATCTTTTCGTAATGACTAGCCCCTACTTCGCTAAGAAGCCCCACCTTTCCAACCAAAGCGGAAGAAGTGGCCGTTAGTCCTCGATATTTTATCTTGGTAACTACACACGCCCTTCCTAAGCAGCAAAATCCTATAGCTTTATTGCCAAGTTCTTCTTTAGTCTGCCCAATACCTCTGTCTGTAGCCGTCATTAAATCCTCGAGCCAAAGAATTGCTGCTTTAATCTGATCTTCAGTTTTCATAATCTTCCCCTTTGTTAATTAGCATCTAGTAAACCATACATCTACCATTAAGTATAGTATTATATTGCAGACAAAGAAAAGCCCCAAAACAGCAGGGGCGCAAGGGTCACTCTCAAGTAGGTGGCAAGGCTGGCACAACGGAGAAGAAGGGGGACAGCCAGCCCTGCCGTAAGTCGTTGTTATTTTTCGTAACCTTTACCTTTAGGCATGATGTTCTCCAATTAGTTAGTCCTTACAATACTCTATGGCCTGCCCTACTGTATACTCTTTCGGCACTTTACATAAATCTACATCTGCTTCCGAATCTGTGAACGAGCCTTCAACGTGAACAGTTCCTTTTGCGTGTGTTGCGCCATCTAATACAGTCAACGCGCTCTGACAGCTTGTGAGGGCGACTAACGATATAAATAATAGTATTTTCACTCTGTTTTCTCCAGTTTCCCATCCCAAAAGGCTTCCCCGCCCCATGTTTGAACTAATTTGTAATAAGTAAGCACTCGCAGCCGTCTAACAGGCTTCAGGAACCACACAGAGAACAACCTTACCAATCTATGCCCGTTGTTCCTCATCCGTCTGTCAGCTCGCTCCTTGTCCTCGTGCGTCTGCCCGTAATAATAGTCAGCATCATGTATCTGGCACATTGGCCGCAAGTCTAAGCCCCATGCTGTTTGAGGCACAGGAAGTCTAGATCCTTTACTGCCGCATGAATTACATATTTCTAATAGCTCATCGAAGTTGATCCGCGCAAATCTGGCATCAGCATCAAGTTTCCCTGCTTCTACCAGCTCAAGCGTTTTAATCAATGATTCTGTTAGAGTTTGCCTCATATCTCGGAGATAACCCAGTAGACTTCTTGTTGGTCGTCTAATGCTGCCTGTACAAGCACTGTAAGCTCGCGCTCAAGGCTTCCTGATACTTTGCCCTTGCCGTCTGACTTCTTAGCCACTATCACGCAGCCAGAGGTGTGTTCGATGTTATTTCCGCCATGCACTCTAATACCCGTAAACCTTACCCCATGCCTGTTTATGCTGTGGTCATACTCAGTGTCGAACAATACAATCATGTTGCGCTTAAAAGCAGGGGATCGAGTAATTTTTACTTGGTAGGTAAATTCTGGGATGCACGTCTCGTCTTGGATCTTAACGCCTGGTGGCCGTCCTGCGTCTTCTAAGCTATTGCCGAAGTAATTGCCATTAACGTACACTTTGCCGTCAGTATGGTCTTTCTGATAGGTTCTGAAGGTGTTGATTATCATCATAAGGTGTCGAATTGACGCTCTAATCGCTCTAATCTAATATTAGTTGATTTTTGAAAGCTATCTGTTTGCGCTCCTAACACCCCTATTTTAGTTTCTAAATCCCCAAGGATTAAGCCTAGATTATAAGTCAGCCCTGATAGCAAGAGCGCAAAGGATATTAATATTACCGCCACAAGCTTGATGAGAGAGGCCATCTTGTTGAGGCTTGCGTCTGTTATAACTTCTGCTGCGATAGAACTGCTCATTATCCATCATACCTTTTAAGCGATTAATCAAATACTTAAAGCATACTACTACACTGTTGGCTAGGGTGCTAATTAGCTAAACCCCAACATTTGATCGATTGTATTCTGTGCGATTTCCTCAGTCATACCGTGGACCTTAGACACAACTAACCGCCATATAACCTCGAATACAGTTTTATACAGCTCGTTGAACTCCAGCTCATCCATACTCCCGAAACTAATAGACTTAGCCACGAACCTAACCTCGTTCTTAATGTTGACCACGGCCTCCCTGTGCCCCGCTAGGATAGTTACATCTTCGCGGAATCTATCAAAATTCTTTACCGCTTCCATTTCCCTTATCATCTGTGGCTCAGGCTCAAAATACTGATAGCCAAAGTTTAATAGGGCAAAGAACTTCGCGTGAAAAGCAGGGTTTCGCACCTGCTTAATGTCAGCGGTTACATAACGGTTATTAGCTATCTTTTCCACTATCTCTGCGTCAGATTCATTAGCAGGCCGGAACATGCCGCCAGGCATCTTAATCAGGGCTAATTGCATATTGACCTGCTTATCCTAAGTTGCGAGAGGACAGCATCATAGTGTATGCCGTTCTCTTGAGCTGTTAGTCTGCTTGGTGGTGGTAATTTGCCCCTATTTCTGATTCGAAGCCTTGTAGCTTCAGCGCTCGTCCGCAATACACCTGCATCGAATAGCTTATTTCTTACACAGCTATGACTAATGCGAATGGTTAAGGCTAGGTCTTTTATGCTGCTGCCGTCTACGTAGTCCTGTATCTGCTGATCTGTTAAGTTATTACTCATTATTTTACCTCAAAACGGAATATCGTCGTCAAAGTCGTGGAAACCGCTAGGCGGTGCTTGCTGTGGCTGTTGTGCCTGCTGCTGTGGCTGACTAGGTGCGCCCTGCTGATAATCGCCCTTGCTGTCTAGCATCTGCATTTCATGGCACTTAATCTCAGTTGTGTACTTCTTCGCGCCGTCTTGCTCATAGGATCTAGTCTGTAGCTTGCCTTCCAAATAAAGTTTTGAGCCTTTTTTCACATACTGCTCGATAATCTCGGCCAATCGACCCCAAACAACTATTCGATGCCACTCGGTTTTCTCTTGCTTTTGACCGGAATCCTTATCTTTCCATGTCTCGCTCGTTGCAATTGAGAAGTTAGCCACAGCGTTTCCGTTATCTATGCGCTTAACTTCTGGATCATTGCCAACATTGCCGATAATGATTACCTTGTTTATTCCTCCGCTCATAATCCTAGCTCCTTTCTCATTTTTCGTAATCTTAATTGAATTTCGTTTCCTTCCATCGCCTTGTGTGGCAATGCTTTGAACTGGCTGTGGCTAAGGTGGTTGCGCTCTTTTCGGCACAATCCTCTAAAGTCTCCCAGCCCCATAAACCCTTTCCAATCCTCAGCTCTCTTAGCTCCGCGCTGGATATCCTGTTCGCTAAAGTCAGCCAATACGGACGCTTCCCAATATTTAAAATCAGTCGAGCCAATAGGGTCGTGAACATACTTCATAGCTTCAAGTTTCCTCCATGCCGTAGAGAACACGGTTCTTTTGGATGTATTCTCTTGCTGCCTGGTCTGACCGCTCTGATCTTGTTTGCCTAGCTGGTTGACTAAATTGTTTACCTTTTGCATCTGCCTTGCCTCGTGTTATCCAAGTCGTTACAGCGTGTTTCCAAGACTTCATTGGATTCTTGCCAACCTTCCAGCCATTAGATTCGTAGTGATTTAAGAATGATACAGCTTGCTGGTTAGGATCTATAACTCGTGAATCAAATTCTATTATCAATTCATCAATCGTAGGACGTGCCATACGTCCAGTGTGTTTATTAACACTTATTAACTTATTATCTTTATTTAAGTTATTAAGGTGTGGTCGTTCGCTGGTTGTTTGCTGGTCATATGCTGGTTGTTTGCTGGTTGTTTGCTGGTTGTTATATTGGTACTTTTCGTAGTTAAGCACCGTAATCATTGAGTATTGGCTGGTTGTTTGCTGGTCAATCATGTGGTCATTAACTAGCATGTCAATGTAGCGCCTTAGCTTAGTCTCAGAAATGCTCAAACGCTCGGACCATACCTTCCTGCCAAATATAACTTGGCCCCTCTCAACAGTGATTAGCTTCTTATTAAACAGTTTGGTTTTAGTCTCCCAATTAGCTTCCATAAGCAAGGCCACCCAAAACTTGAGTAAGTCTGACTCTTGGAACACCCAATGGGATTGCATTGATCTTTGTAGAGAAATCCAGCCTGACAAAATAACCTCCTTAAAATTGGTCCCTCGGTTTGAAGCAGCCCGAGCGGCAAATCTTGAACGATTAGAAAGGCTCCCAAGGGACCAAATCTAAAAAGGCTATTTATGGTTTCATAGCCACTCTTTTGTTAGCCCCGCTTCAACAGGGATAGTGCTTTAAAAAACGGGAACCTAAACCTGAGCATTCCCACACAAAGTCTGATTACTCACAATAAGTAATACACAACAATCTTACTACTCGGCTTACGACTTATCAATTGGTATTTCCGATAGTAAACCGATCATCATCGGAAAAAACGATTAAAGATGGCTCTCGGCATTAGCTATTGCATAGCCAATAATAATGGCAGAGATAACAATGCCGACAAGTATTCCAATTCCAAATGCTGCTAATATGCTCATAATTATTCCCCTAATTTATCTAAACTGCGCCAATCTCGTGACGGCGCACCATGCTCCTCAATGTATCTTATCTCTTTAGCGTAAACAGATCTTAATGCTATCAACTCTTCGCACGTTCGCTTTAAAGTAGGATGAGGGCCATCAAGGTAATCTAGCATCTTTTGACCGTATCTTAGCCGTAGCCCCTCTGTGAAGCCGTAGCTGTGCTTATCTCCTGCTATGTTGCCGGATTTCTCCATATTGCAGAGCTTATTAGCTTGTCCGTGGATATTCCTAAGATCCAAAGCCATTTCAGGATGCCCGCCAGCAGTCTTATAGTGACCTCCACAGAACTGAACTGCTCCCCTCATCGTACCGCAACAGATACAAGGCTTCTCGTGGTCAATCCGGTTAGCTAATGCTTGTGCCGTCTTCTTAGTCAAATCAAACTGATACTTATGGTTATGCTTAAGCAAATCTTTAACAGCTTTCTTATTATCCGTTTTAACCCTCTTCTCCGCCCTCTCCTTGGCTTTAATCCTGTTCTCCCTGTTACGTGCTAGGTTAGCTAACGCAATGGCTTCTTGGCACTCAGGAGAGCACCAGAACTCTTTGACCCATATCTCAGTAACTTTGGGCCGGAAGAATTTACCACAGGCTTTATTGCGGCATTTGCGCTTATTCACGCTCTAAAGCTCGGGTAATTGCGTTGTACGCGCTGCAAAGTAGCAGCAGGAACAGGCCAGAAAGGGTAAACAGGAGTAATATCACAAGGTTTGAACACTGAATCCGCCTCGCTTGAGTATGCCTTCTCGGTTCGTGTATAGCGTCTGTATCCACCTTCACCAATAGCTAGTAGATAGCCCTTATCAACCATTTCCTTGGCTATGTGTCGGCCAGTGTTGGGAGATAGATTGCACCGTTGTGATATCTCCCTGTTTGCCATTGTTAGCTTGGTTGCGTCTAGGTAGTTAATTTGGTTCTGATTCATTTTCATTCTCCTGCTGTAAAGCTTTGATATAGTCATATACTTCTGATTCGCAGTTATTATGCAGCCAATCCATAGGCTCTTGCGGCAACTCTTCAAGCACTTCCCATGCGGCAGAATCGTCACCAGATGCCAAAGCCTCTGTTACAACTAATAAAATATCTGCAAGTTGGCTGTGACCGTCCTGCTCAAGAGTGCTGACAATTGCTTTGTACTTTGTTTTAGTACCCTTCTCAAACGAATTATAAAGGCTGGCTTGTATTCCCCCATCAATACTGGTCATAAAACAACGCATGCCCATAGCGTCAGAATTGGTTATCAAATAATCAAAGTGCTTTTTCTGCTCATTGGTATATTGGCTCATTTCTGGCGATGTTACCAAAGGCTCAAACCCTTCATTGTTATTTGACAGCTCAATTGCTTGCGCCATGCGATCTAGCTTTTCAGTCTTAGGCCAAGTTTTAAACGCTTGACGGATAACTGTTTTTAATGCCATCTGGGTATAGTCTGAGATCCACGGGCCCATTTTCTTCTTGCCAGACTCAGAGCGCATCATAATCGCGTCAGTTTCAGCCTTGCTCATTTCGTTGGTGAGGTAAGCTCCTGTCACAGTCTTGGCAACACAATAGAAACCAACTAAAACGCCTCGGTCTTTAAATGCGTTGAAGGTGTGGCTAGGTTTATCGTCTACTCCGTTATTCGTGTAAACGTCTTCAGCGTAAACAGCCTTAGCTTGGACAAACTCTAAAGTACCCGATTGAATAGCTAGGTCACACATGCCCATATAAGAAGGGTCAAGGCAAATCTTTCCACCTCTAGGCACAAGGTATGCCTGCTTCTTTGCGGGGTTCAGAGACAGCCCTACAGACGCCACGTTTGACATTGCGTGTAGTAGAGACAAAGGATTATCTCTAGCCACTTTCTCAAGGTAAGAGTTCGCAGCAAACAATTGCATTGCATAGCTTTGCTCTTGTTCAAACAGCATCCCAACCGGTGCGTTATCAAATTTCGGCTCTGCTTTTTGTAAAAACTCTACCAATTCATTACTCATCGCCGCGTATACCTCGTGTGAAAAATGCGTGTTCAAGCACTGGGCCAAATAATGACTGGCTCATTAGGTCCTGGCCTTTTAACAACTTAGCAGCCTCTTCTTTAGCATAAGCCGCTTGAGCATCTGCTAGGCTCTCTTCTATCTCAGTGTTAATGATAGATTGCGCTGTTCTGTTAGTGTGGTGCTTGCCTCTAAACTCTATTACGTTGCTCATTATGATCGCTCCCAATATGCCGTGTAGTTGTCGCCAGCCAAATCGCCAGCCCTTTCTTTCTTATCCGCTTGGATATGCTCATCATCTCGCGTTGCATCATCTTGTGCTGAGCTGATTTCTTCAAAGCGGATATCAACGTGTTCACGAATAGCCACACAGATAAGCTCGCCTATCCGCTCATGCTTGCCGCTCTCGGTTAAGTTATTGTCTTCCATGCGAACAATTAAGCCTCTAACCATTCCCACAAGAGCGTCGCCAGTAATGTTTTCGTTATCCTGCTTATTCTCTGCAACAAAATCGTATCGCTGTAATAGTGTTCTCATTGTGAATCCCCGTTAATGAATTGAGTAATTACTTTATATCTTTAGTATTGGGATAACAAGCCCTAATTCATTTAAAGCGTAATTAAATCACGGGGATTAAAAGTATTGCTTGCGTGATGAAAGATTAAGAGTATAGTCAGGGTTAATCAAGGAGCAACATCAATGAGCGATAGCAAGATAAAGAAGTGTATAAAAATGGCGATGATTCGAGGGGATATTAGCAGTCCTGAACTAGCCAAGGCATTAAACGTATCAGAAGATACGGTAGTTAATTACAGGGCCGGTAAAACGGATAGCATTAAGAAGCTCACTAGGATTGCCACAGCTTGCGGCATGAATTATGAGGATATGATGAAACTAGCAGACTAAGGGGAAGTTTATGAGAAATGAAAAGATTGTAAAAGTATTTATTGAAGTTGAAGTTGAGGTTAATTGCTGGGTGCAGCCATTCAGGGCTCAAACATTAAATGAGCCAGAAGAACCTTATGACGTTGTAGTGCAGAGCGTTTTGCTTAGAAGTGAGTGCGGGAAAGTAAAAACATGGATTACTAGCTGCGTTGATAAAGATGCTGTAAAGCAGTTGGCTATTGATGAGCTTAATTACGATGACAGGGGCAATGAGCCATGAGCATGTTCTACTGCAACAGATGTGATTGTTTAATAGATGGCGATGAAACCGAATCGGTTGATGACTCAGACGGGGATTTAGGTGAGATATGCTGCCTCGAATGCTTGAACGAAGAGGAAAGGGAAGATGAGCAGTATTTTGAGGAATCAGTTAAAAACGTTAGGCGTGATGCCTTTGTAGACAAAATGGAATCGGAGATTGATGAAGATGAATAAATTACTAGCAGTATTACTATTAACAGCTCTATCAAGCACCGCAAGTGCCGCATGTAGATGGGTATTTGTAGACCATGACTACAACGCAGGTACGCCAGCAATAAGAAAGCAGATTTGTGACAGTGTAATTGATGTGCCTGCCATTAGATCACCTGCAATAGCGCCTATCCAAGCTCCACGGATTAGACCTATTAACCCTATTGGCATAAACCCAATTGGCACTAGTCGCTGTCGTATGGAGTCTGTGTACAACACTAGAACCCGTCAGTGGGAAAACCAGAGAGTTTGCAGATAATTAACTAAGGGGAAGACCATGACATATCAAGACATGATGCTTAGAGACTTAAAGAATGGCAAGACAGTATCACCACTAATGGCGCTAAGGAATTACGGGTGTCTAAGGCTTGGTGATGTAGCCTTCCAGCTTAGAAAGAAGGGCTATAAGGTAGTTACTACAATGGTTGAGAGGAATGGCAAGCGATACGGGGTGTATTCGCTATAAATGACATTGAGGTGCAAAAATTTCGCAACATGGTTTTAAAGCAACAAGAGCGCATTGACGCGCAGGAGATTGAGATAGCCCGCCTACTAGCTGTGGAAGTGGCCGCTAAGGAGATATGCAGAGACGCTTATTGGAAAATCTGTAATTGCGAAGGCCGTACAGATAAGAAAACAGGATTAGCTTCAATTGCCCATAAAGCCGACTGCCACGTCCTAGTCATTAACCCTATAGGTGATGCCAATGAATGATTGCAAGCATGGAACTACTAAGGGTTTTTGCTCAGTGTGTGACCTCCAGCCCGAAACAGTAACCATATCGCGCGAGCCGATGAAAGAAGTGCCAAACTACGTTGCTGTAGCAGAGACAGTTAAGGTTCCTAGTAAGCTAAAAGGCCGTTTGAGTCTGAGTTGTTTGGAC